GTGCTTGAGCTTTAATACCTAACTCTTGCTGTTGGTTCTGGGCTTTAAGCATTTCTGCTTGAGCCGCGAGTATCATTCCAATAGAGCAACTGACCGATGAAGAAAAACAAATGATGGCGCAACAACAGCAGAACAAGCAGCCACAAGTTGACCCTGCAATGATGCTCGCGGCTCAAGCAGAAATGCTTAAAGCCCAGAACCAACAGCAAGAGTTAGGTATTAAAGCTCAAGCACAACAAATTGAAATGGCTAAGCTACAACAAGCAGGGTACAAAATCGGATTGGATGAGCAGAAACAAGCTAGTGATATTGGAAATACTAATGCGGATACCATTAAGAAAATGGCTGAAACGGAGCAGATTAGCACCAACACAACAGGGCAGCAGATTAATAACATGAAGGCAATCACGCCACAGGTAACAGTGATTAAAGCGGAAGTTATCTAGTGCGAGAAAAGCTACTTAAAATGCAGGGTGAGAAATTACCCTGTGAGAAAGTATGGGCTGATGCCAATGAAATGTATGAGGTTAATCAATCATTAGAAATAGATATCAATGGTGATGGCGCTAGGAAATACATCATTATAGATATCACTGATGAGGGATTAATCGTTATAGATGTTCACTGATTTAATCAAGGATATTGAATGAGAGATTTAATTGTAAGGTTTGCATTTATACTGCTTCATATAATACCAATAGCCATGATAGCCACTATTAATCCTATTGGTGTTATTGCTGGAGTATGGCTATTCATGGTAATAAATGGCGCATATAGAAAGCAGAGATGGTAACTAACGGAGGTGATGCAACTTGGCTCTAGGAATAGACTAGCGCAACAGTCAGCGTAATGACTTAACGCATATAAAAACCTACTTAATTGTGGGTTTTTCTTTTTGTACAGTATGGTGTTATAATGATTTCATTACCGAACGTAGCGGATACTACGGCTAAAATTCACTTTAGGGTGCTTAAATGTCAGAAGAACTAGATGCAAACGCTCAACAAGACGATTCTATTATCATGCCAGTACAGCTTGATAAGAATAATACAGTTGCAGCGGAGTCCGAATCATCAACGGATAGTGGAGTAAACCACGATAACAACCACAATGGGGTTCAAGATAGAATCAACAAGGTTACTGCTCAGAAATATACAGAACAACGTAGAGCAGATGGTTTGCAGCGAGAGCTTGACGAGATGAAGAATCTCCAGCCTAAGCCAGTAGATAAACCAGTTGTTGCTATCAGTGCACCACAGTTACCAGAAGATTTATATGATGACGATGCTATGCGTAAATATCACGCAGACAATCAGAAGTATAATCAAGAGCTGGTAAATGGCGCAGCAAAGAACGCTTACGAATCCCAAATAAAACAGGGCGAACAACAGAAAGCACAACAAGCACAGCAACAAGTTATCGATGGTTATTACCAGAATGCACAGCGTGATGGTGTAGACCTTGATAAACTACGAGTTGCAGAGCAAACGTTTAATAACTCAGGTATTAGCAATGAGTTAGCACAGCACGTTATGGCTGATGTTAACGGCGGTAAGATTGTAGAGTTTCTACATGATAACCCGGCTTTACTGCATGAGATTTCAAATATGAATCCAATGCAAGCAGCTATTAAACTAGCAAATGAGATTAAACCTCAAGTGCTTTCTAGAACGCCCAAAGTATCTAGCGCGCCTATTCCTCCAATTGAAGTAAGTGGTGGTGGGGTACATGAACAGGATGAGTTCGAAAAGAATTACCCTGGCGCAACGTTTATTTAATTTAATTAAGGTGAATTACCATGGCATTACCAAATGACTACCAGAGCAACACCAACAAGAAGCTTTTAAAATCTTTCATTAAAGGCTTCGAAAGTACAACCATTTTAACAAACACAGTTTCAAAACAGTTAGTAAATGAAATTGATTCATCTACTGGCGGTACTCCTGGTGCTGGCGACCCTGTAGCAATGAAGCGCCCGACTCAATATGTACCAACTCGCTCACCAGATGGCAACATGTCGTCTCTTGATAAAAACCCGGTGCGTACTGGTAAAGTAGTTGGTAACGTATCTGAAAACGGTTACATCACTGTAATGGTTGAGAATAGTCAGATTGAAGAAGCATTAGAAACTGACCAATTAGATGAGCTTTTACGCCCTATTGCAGAAGATATGGTTGTTGAATGTGAATCAGAACTGGCTAAGTTCATGACTAAAAATGCAGCTTTAGTATCAGGCGACCATGATGTAGCAATCAATAAATGGTCTGATATTGCAAAAGCAGGCGCTCTATTTAAAGAGTCAGGCGCTCCAGCAGGCAAACGTTATGCAGCAATCAATAGCTTCGATGAAACTGTTTTAGCTGACCTTCAAACCCAATTGGGTGTAAATCCTAATGTAAATGAAGCATGGGCAGGCGCAGTAGTTAAAGAGAAATTCGCTGGCCTTGACCAAGTATTAACAACTAACAATCTTGATGAGTACACAACAGGCACAGAGTCAGCGGGTATTACACTTGCTTCTACTCCATCGCCTAGCTACACAACCTATAAAGACAGCTACCAAATGACGCTTGCGTTAACTGGTTTAACAATCACAACTGGTACATTAACAGCGGGTACTCAAATCCAGTTCGCTAGCTCTTTATTGCTTAACATGCGTAACCGTAAAATCGTGCGTGAATCTGGCACTGGTATTCCAATTACATTAACTATCCTTGAAGATGTTATTGCTGATGGTTCAGGCGATGTAACAGTGAAAGTGTCTGGTGCTGCTATTGCTGAATCTGGCGTTGATGGTGCTTACAATACAGTTAGCCAAGCATTAACATCTGGTGATACAGTTATCGTACTTGGTACGGTTGATACTTCTTACCGCCCAGCTCTTGCTTACTGCGAAGGCTTCGTTGGCATGGGTTCAGTTGTATTGCCTAAACTACACGCTTTAGACTCTATGATTATCAATCACAAAGGTATGTCTATCCGAGTTCACAAATTCTCCGATGGTACTGCGAATATCAATAAATACCGTTTTGATATTCTACCAACCTTTGCATGTTTCAACCCGTTCTGGGGTATGCAGTTGTTTGGTTCTTAGTAATTATGGGGGGCTTCGGCCTCCTTTTTTAAAGGGTTTATTATGCGACATCGTACAATGTTAAAATACTCAGATAATGACAAGGGATTTATTCAGTGTGTTATTCGAGATGATGTTAAGTCTGACTTTGAATCACTTGGATTTGTTGACCATATCGATAAGGTTAAGAAACCAGTGAAGCGTAAAAAGGCTGTGAAAAATGATAACTAAAGGCGCTATCACAGAAGGTGCATTCAAGCTATTAGTAATCTGGGGTGTTACATCAAAGCCACGTCCAGAAGAGATTGATACCGCTTTAGGTGTTCTTGATGATTATGCTTTAGAGCTTGAAAGTACAGGGCTTTTAACAGGGTATGCCCCTCCAGGTAACTATGGCGAATCAGATCCAAATGATGACAGTGGATTAACAGATTGGATGGCTGGCCCATTTAAAAAGTTATTGGCTGTGGAGCTTATTAGCATCTATGGTAAGGCGATTACTCCAACGCTTGGCACATTGGCATCTATGGCTATTAAGTCTTTAGAACACGCGCTTGTTAGAGTTGACCCAGCACGCCCACCAGCTACATTACCTAAAGGTAGTGGTAATGAGTTCGAGTATAGAGATACCAAGTTTTATTCAGAGCAACCGGAAAGATTAGATACAGAAACAGATGGTGTTCTTGACGATATAACCTTAACTGGTGAGTCGATAGAATACTTCCCATAACTTTATGATGCCTTATGGCGCGGAGTTAACATGACAGCAATAAATAGATTAGTATCCAAAGATAAGCCTGCCACAAATGACCTAATCCCTATCTGGGATAATGCATCAGGTCGAACTAGAAACACCTCATTCCAAGGAGCTTTAGAGCTTCTATTCGGCAATGTCAATCCAGTTGTAGACATTACCTTTTCCACGCCCAACCTAGTAGTAACCTATTACGATGGCACCATTAAAAATGTAGATATCACATAGAGGGATTTTCATGATTACTTTACCAGCCGCAGACGGCGTAGTTGTAGTAACGAATACACGACCTAGACACAAGTTTCACGACATTGCTGTAAAGGGAAATAAGACGGGCACCCTAACTATAAGAGGTAAAAAAGTTGGCTCTGATATGTTCGAAGATATCCCCGATGCTGTGATTACTTTATCCGCTCCTTTATCAGTTCAAGTGGAAGGTGTTATTGGTGAGTTTGAATTTACACTGGCAGGCGTAACGGGTACAGACGTGATAATCGTTACCGATACCTCAAGGAATTGATATGCCTTATAAATCCAATAATGGGTATTTATCAAACCTAGGATACCTATCACTACCCGGTTACAAATCATCATCTGGTTACAGCCCTATTGCGCCTCCTGTTGGCTTTGAACGGCAGTGGACAATAGGAAATCTAGGTGATGATTACGGCTACCACGCTGTTAATGCTTACGGTGATTTAGACTCAAACTTATGGTTTAACTTCATTGATACTGTTGCCGTTCTGATAGTTGATGACTCTGCTAATGCGGCTATATTGCAATCAAATATAAGTAACATGTGGGGATTAGCTACTAATGTCACGCTTAACGTTGAAGGCTTTGGTGAAATCGTTCTTACATGGAATGGTGCTACATCATATGTAAATATCGGTGATACTGATTTCGTAACCTATATCATGGGGCAGTTAGGAAACACTATCGGTGTAGATATCCTACCTAAAAATGGCGCATCACCAACATCAAGAAATGAAATCACAACCTTGTTAGACGATATAGTTACAACCTTAGGCGACAACATAATTCATACAGGAAGTTAAAAGATGCCAAATAAATTACCCATAGATTTACCAGATGCAACCCCAGGAACTAAATTTGTTCATGGGGTTAATGTGGATGACCTAACAGATGGCCCGCAAGGAACAAGCCAGAAGGTTGCGCTTATACCTGTTACTAGGGATATATTAATCAGTCAATTCTCAACGGCTACATCACAAGAGCCATCATCAATTAACACGCCCATCAGGATAGAGTTTGGCCCTGCATTTGGCACAGCATTAGACCCAGTTGAGATGGATGTGACAGGTTTATTTACTGTGAATGAAGCAGGCTCATACTTTATTAAAACTATCGTTCATTTCGGTAGAACAACATCAACGGGCGAGGTTGAATTGTTCTTTAGACTGCTAATTAATGGCACTCAACTGGGTAACTCTGCATTTGCACGATTGGATGATGATGACACTGTCATACCATCAAGCAGCGAATCATTCATACCATTTGCTATTGGTGACACCTTTGAGTTTGAATTAATCAGAGACAGCTCTAACGGTGGCATAAATAATGGCGGATTATTCCAAGGCGATCCCGCAACAGTTGGATGGGCCAATGCACAAACAGCACTGATAGCAATATCTCGATTAACAGGTAACGCTGCAAACCTACAAGCGGATGGTGATGTGGTTGGTGGTGGTGCATCTCAATTAAATGAAGTTGCAACATACTCAAGCCTTACAGGTTTAGCAATCAAATCAACGGCTGATGTATCAATTGAGGCAGGCGTAATAGATCGCATAACTCCAGATGAGGATTTATGGATTAGAGTCGATTCAACTCAAGAGAATATATTTATAGGTAGGCATGTAGATACTACTGGCGCGCCAAACGTAAACAATACCACGTTATTTGTAACAGCTAATTCAACAAATGAAATGGTGCTTTCTACACTTGGAAATAACTCCCAAGCTATTAACTTTGTAAAATCAGGGGTATTTAGAGGTAAGCTATCTAATAACCGAGATAGAAACTCAATAGCAATTGAAAACGCCAACGGTAAGCGACTTGAAATATTACCTAATGATACAGCAACCTTTCTAGTTGATAAAATTGGTATCGGAGCAACTGCATCGGCTAATGATGCTGCTCTGTCATTTCTTGCTGGCCTTGGTGTGTTGCGAGTGCCAAACAATACAGAGGCTCAATTAGCTGCTTATACTTACGCTCAAGGTGGAAACATCTCTTGGAACTCAACAGAGAATCAATTACAAGTTGAATCAGGCGGCGTTCGTACTCAATTCAGTAACCCGCAAAAAGGATTTTGTTCAGCAACTAACAATGGCTTATCAACTCCAATATCAGGGATAGGCGCTTATAATATCATTGATTTGGGTCCTACATTTAACATACAGAAAGATAAGAATTTTGCGATAAGCACCAATCAAGTAGAATTCACAGGCACTGCATTTGCTGGAACAATTAGATTTGTATTTGAAATATGGTCACCACCCGCAACTACTGGAACCAAAGATTATGATATTAGATTCCATCTTAATAACTTTGCATCTGGACCATTCCCTACCATCCACCAACTAGCGCCCGGTGAATATAGACAAATATCAATAACCGTTAGCGTGTCAAGCTTAACAGTTGGCGCATTGTTCGGATTGAGATTACGTCAAGTTAGCGGAGCGATTAACACAACGCCGATATTTCCAATGGCAACAATTGAAATCATAGAGGATTAATCATGCACGAATCAAACAAGCGCGGTAAACGAGTAGGCACGCACAAAGCCAAAAAGAAGCCAGCACCCAAGAAACCAAAGAGTAAAAAATAGGAGTTACTATGATAGTAAAGCGTAAAGATGGTTATCACGTAATGAGCGAATCAAAAGGTAAAAATGGTAAGCGAAAGAACTTAGGTGGCCCATATAAAACCAAAGGAGGCGCAGAGAAGCGCCTCAAGCAGGTTGAGTATTTTAAAAATCAGTAGTAACTAAGCCCCTTTAACGAGGGGCTTATCATTTACACCTCACTATGATGCGGCTTAACTTTAACGGGCTTACATGTACTTTCATTAAGCCCTTCGTAATTATGCTTAAACTCTTTCTCTGCATCTTCAATCTCTCGCTGCTCAGGCTTATAGCTAAAGCGTTTCTGATAGGGCAAATCGTTAACGTAAGCAGTCACAAACCAACATGCTTTATGCTCACCTGCTGCTTTACGAAATGATAACTCTGGTTTAGATGTTGAATTAATCTTACTCATAATTTACCCTTAGCAAAGTCACGAAGATTGTTAGGGTTCATTAAGTAACCCATTCTTTCGCGATGCCTTTGAAGCTCTTCGTTTATTTCAATATCACGATTAGCCATTGCATTGCTCGTATTGAACAGCCCCCAGCTATGAACCTTCACGCCACTAAAGCTCTCACCATTAAATAAGGTTTCTGCAATCTTCTCAGCGCCATCGAATTCAGTTATTTCTAGGTCAACAGATATTATCTTGCCAACTCTACAAAATTCCTGCCTTACTTTATTCGCATCTACTTTATTCATAATTTACCCTCTGATTTTAATATGCATTCGATAACTGCGCGTGGTATTCCCCTCTTATCTTCAAAGCTAAACTCACCATAAACCGTAAGCTCTTTAAATATAAATACCTTCATTCCGCCGTAATCAACTTACACATCATATTTATCACGCGCCGCACAGTTTAACGCTAGGTCTGTGATTACATCTAAAATAGGCCAACTACTAAACCCAGCGACCTCAACCCAATAACAAGACTGCCTTTCATCAAACTCAGTTGACTTAGCATCTGGATATTTAGCCTCAAGCTCCATTAACGTAAACAATTTACATAGTTGTAACTGGTTCATAATTAATCCTTATTCTCTAATAAGTGAACTTGACTCTTGCCAATGATTGCAGCGAAAGAAATTATTCTTTCCTTTGCTAGCTTGTAAATCTCTTTGTATGGTAATTCTCCATTCATGCCATCAAGCAAAGCTTTCTCGATAACATCATCAGCCGTACATACTTGCATCAACTGTTTAATGGTTAATATCTCGCGCAAGTTATCGTACTTTTGCTCAATGAGGAATAACGCTTTGTTTTCCATCTTGGCTAAGTTGGTGTAATACATTGAAGCAGACTTACTACCTTGAGCTGTTGCATAATAAACAAAGTTTTTAATAACATCTGTTTTCTGTTTATATACAATCTTTCCATCAGAGCGGATATTCTGCCAGTTAGGATCTCTTTGTTGAGCAACTATATTAGCTGCAATGCTTTTAAGTCGAGCAAACTCTTTTGCTACCCTTACCTTTAGCTTAATAACTTCCTTTGAGTTACGAGCAAGCAAAACAAGTAAAATAAATTGGTCTTCATTAAGTAAATAACCTTGAGTTGGTCGCCCACCTTTACCACTAGGTTTCTGCATTTGAAAACGCACTACTCCAAAATCTTCAAAGTCATTAATGTTATCTACTATTAACTTTTTTAAAGCTCTATGCTCTCCGTAACCCATCGCAACAAACAAATCAAACGTGCTAACTGTTGGCTGGTTATTAATAAGCACTACCAAATCATTCATAAACATTCCTTTAATAATTAACGTGTATGATTACTATAACATAATATCGTAAATATTTACAATAACCTTTGACACCTTATTAATTAACCATTATATTCAACTCACCAATAACGGAAACCAAAGGAAATGATTATGGAAACTTATGTAACAGTGGCATTTTGGCTAGGGCTTGTAGCAACAATAATTAGAGGCTCTATTATGTCTACCTCTAAATACCCACGAATCGAAGAGAAAACACTTGGCTCTGATATCTTTATGATGATGATTCAAATAGGATTCATGGCTTGGTGTGCAGTATTACTATGGATTGTGTAATGAGCTAACAAACACAAGACGAACTAGACGAAAGCATGGCAAGTATAAATAAAAGTATCGAGCTGATTACTGGTTTGAAATTTAATTAACGGAGAGAAGAGATGAATAAATTAAGATTGGATTACTATAAATCACTAGGGCTTAAATTAGAGATTGGAGATGTTTACACTATAACTGGCGCACGTGGTGAAGATGTAATTACCTGTGATAGTCAGCATTTAGACGCTCAAAACTCAGCGTGTAGTAATGATAAAAATAGATTCATTATCTCATTCGCACCTCGCAAGAATACAGGTGAGCAACATGATTGCGGAGACATTCCAATCATTGCACGATATAACGAGACTAGAACTCGATGCGATTTAAAGTCAAAGTTAAGCTTTGAAATAATTGATGCGCCATGTGTATTGAGTATGGAGTCGTGGATTCCAGATTTAGAGCTACTAATCAAAATGCAAGATGAGAATGACAATAAAGGCAATAATATGATTACAGAAGCAGAGCAAAAGATATTAGATAATGCGCCAGATGGTGCTCAGTATTACTACAGGGATGGTCACACTGATAAGATTCATTATTCTGAACATGCAGGTCAAGCAAGGCTTGATACGCTACGCAAGAAGCAAGGTAAATCTGTGGTTGATGCTAGTAAATACAGAAAAGCTGAGCTAAGTGTCAATGGGGCTGCTAGTGCGATGAAAGAATTAGGTGATGCAATAAATGGTAAGCCACGCATGAAGGTTGAGTATATTGGCGTTCATAACTCCGAAGCAATCAAGGGTGTAATGGAGGGCGAAGATTACTATTACGAAGGATATAGAGGCGCATTCGTTTTATTGGCGATGAACTCTGCATTGAGTCGTTTTTGTAAGGCATTTAAAAAAGTTGAAACTGAAATCACTTGGCAAGATGAGGCTGAGAAATTCGGAGTTACTGAGGATTGCGGTGATGTTCATTTTGCTCATATGCTGGATAGAGATGAATTCATAACATTATGCCACCTAGTAAGTTCAATGAATAAATAACCAATCCCCACCTAAACAAAGCCCTCTTGATTGAGGGCTTTCTGCATCATCCCACTCAATTCTTATTTTTACCTATAAGTGTTATACTTGCATTAATAAATATTATTAGGTGTGATTATGGCTCAAGTTCAAGTTGATATATTCCAAGGTCAAGTGACAGATGGAGAAGTTGATTATCGTGACTCCCTGCCTGTTAACATGTATCACATTCCTAAAATGATTGGTAAATCAACGGGTTATCTACGCTCTCAATGGGGGCTTGAAGCATTCGCAAGTGTCCCAGGTAAAGATGGTGGCGGCTTTTGGTCGAGTGTATTTAATAATCATTTTCGTGTAAGTGGTGGCGATTTAATAACAGTTTCTAGAGATGGAATTATTGATAACCTTGGAGCTATTGGATACTTAGGGCAATGTACATTTAACCAGACAGAACGTAACGTTGCAATTACAACTGATTCAGGTTGTTGGCTGTATAATATACTGGATGGATTAAGGCAGATAACTGATCCGGATTTGGGGCCAGTATTCGATACTATTTATATTAATCAACGTTTAATTCATACTGATGGTGAATTCATTGTTGTATCAAATCCCGGTAATGATGAAGAATATGACACATTGAAATATGGCACTGCTGAAATTGACCCGGATGGTATTGTTGGCCTTGCTTCTATATCTAATCGCTTGCTTGCAATTGGCACAGATACAATAGAATGGTTTGCAGACCAACCCACTAGTGGTGACACTTTCCCTTATGTAAGAATTGAAGCGCAACTAATTGAAGTGGGAGCTGTCGGAACTCACGCCAAAGTTCAAATGATTGATAGCAATGGGTTTAAAACAGTTTACTTTATTGGTGGTGGGAAAAATGACCCTGTAGCGTTTAGGCAAACGGGCGCAGGTAATGCCCCTAAGCTATCAACAAAAGAGATTGACCAGATACTGCAGAGTTATACTAATGAAGAGCTATCAACTGCTATTTTAGAAAACAGAACTATTGAAGCTAACAACTTTGTATTCATTCATCTTCCTAATCACACGTTATCATTTGACATTGCAGCAAGCACAGAAATGAAAATGTTTGCTTGGACAATCCAAAAAACAGACGTTAAAGGTGACACCCCATCAGCATGGATAAACGGTGTTTACGACCCAAGAAATTCCAGTTTTATCTACGGAGACAAGAGATTTGAAAGACTTGGTAAATTAAGTAAGGCATTATCAACACAGTACGGCGAAACTGTTGAGAATATATTTTACACGCCTATATTGCCATTCAAGAGAAAGACTGTATCAGAGTTGACGCTAGAAACGCTACCAGGAAGAAACGAACCTGATACGGAGCCAGTTATTTTTATATCGTCATCAACTAACGGATTGATTTATAGTCAGGAATATTTAATTAGCATGGGTACGCAAGGCGATTACAACCATAACTTAGTCGTTAGAATGAATGATTATTTTTCACGACCTACATCATATAAATTTAGAATGGCGAATAATCAGCCTGTTAATGTATCTGATTTAACTTTGGAAATAATCTAATGGCAATCAACAAGTTTGAATATGAATTCTGGACAGTTTCTCAACTTCAATCCATAGGATTATCACCAGATTTTGCAATATCTTTTAGTTATTTTGTTCGAGACGTAGCAAATATAAACGAGAGCTCTGCCGATATAGAAGATGAACTTGATGCTCTAGTGCTGGTAGTTGACCAGAATGTAATAGATATAGACATTCTACAAACAGAGATGGGTAACGTTCAGATTTTAGCGGCTGATAACAGAGATAGATTGGATGATGTAGAGCCAGTTGTTGCATTGAACACGGTAACAATTGAGTTGAATTTAACTTATTTAAATGGACAAGATAAGCCGTTTGACTATGTAGATACTACAAATTATTTAATAGGTGAATACTCAACAGAATCTAATTCCCAATATAAATGCATAACCAATACAACTGGCGTTTTCAACCCTTTAGATTGGGAGCAAATAGGTGTATCACAGAACGATTTAAAAACATCTGCACATATAGACAATGACTCTGCTCATGGCGTTACGGGTGACGTTGTTGGCGATGAGGATTACTGCACAGAGGTATTAGGTGGAGTTGTTGATTTAGCTGCATTGATTGCTGATTTAACACCTATTGCAACAGCTGATATTGCAGCGGCTCCAGTGGCTTATGATGAATCCTATACTAATCTAGTAACCGATTTAACTAATGAAAACAAAGCCAAGATTAATGAAATAGTCACAAAAGTAAATAGCATTCTAGCGGGTCAAATTTTAGCTAAGCAGATGAATAATGTTTAGAGTTGATAAGTCGTTAGGACTTAAATCGATAAGAGAATTCGGGCTTAGCAACTTTCCTGATGATAATTTTTATTATTTTATTGTTGATGGTGGGGTTATTGCAGTCAGGCCTTTTTTAGATGGATGCGAAATGCATGTGGCATTCCATGACCGTTCTAAAGTTAGAAAATCATGTGATAAATTTTGCCGTTGGTTTGGTGGTAAGTGGTTTGCTATAATAGACTGCAATAAAAAAAGTTTAATAAATGGAGCTAAAAAAATAGGCTTCGTTAAAATAAAAGAATTGATAATTAAATCAAGCATCGATGGCAAAACCAAGCCTCATGCATTATTAAAGCGAGGTTAGTATGGGCGGCATATCAGATTTAGTAGGTAAAATAACAGACCCTGGAGACTTCTTTGGGGCGCAAGCTGGCAAAGATGCGGCGGCAACAAGTTCTGATTTAGGTTATCAAACTCTAGCAATGCAGCAAGAGTGGATGCAGTACATGAAAGACCAGTTCGAACCATATTCTCAAGCTGGCCAAAGTGCATTAGAGCAGCAAATGGGAATGTTAGGTGGTTTGTCTGGTGGCCCAGATTATGCCGGAGCAGCAACCTCTCCAATGTTCCTAGCTCAACAGGCTCAGATAGGGCAAATGGGTACAGACGCACAAAACGCAATGATGGCTCAATCAGCCGCAACAGGAGGGTTAAGAGGTGGGAATTACCAAGCTGGTACAAGTGATATTGCAGTGCAGCAAAATCTAGCAGAACAGCAGGCATTAAATGCAGCAGCCAATCAAAACTATGCAAATGATATGGGTTTCTTCAATACTCTTGGTGCTATATCAGGCAAAGGGCTTCAAGGAAGTCAAAGCCTAGGTTCATTTGGTGGAAATACTATGTCTGGCATGTCGGGTACAATGTCTGGAATTGGGACGAGCGCCTTAAACTCTGCGGCACAACAACAGCAGCAAGGTAGCAATTTACTTAGTGCTGGGATTGGTATAGCTAGTTTATTCTCTGACCCTAGATTAAAAACAAACATTAAAGATACGGGTAAAAAATCTAAAAAAGGTTTCACCATTTATACGTGGGATTGGAATGAAAAAGCAAAAGAAATTGGAATGACTGGAAGTGACGAAGGTGTTTTATCTAGCGAAGTTAAAGCTAAAATACCTAGCGCTATTACTGTAGATAAATCAGGATATGAGAAGGTGAATTATGCAAGGGTATAATCCAGACTGGAGCGGCTTATTAAACGCTCAAGCTAGACAAGGCCAAGTTTTAGGTCAAGCAGGTCAGCAGATTGGCGGAATGATAGCCCAAAAAAGACAAGCCAATAAAATGCAAGAGGTTTTCGCTCAAGGCAAAGAGGCTTTCTCATCTGGCGACTTGTCTAAAATTGAAGATTTTTCAATTCAAAACCCAGAAATGGCTAATCAATTTAGACAGAATATGCAGTTTGCAGATGAGCAGTCAGAAGCCCAGGCAACAAAGGGGATGATTGATATCATATCAGGTGCAGACCCTTTGCAAGTATTGACTGATAGAGTTACATTCATCGAATCAAGAGGGGGCAATCCCACTGATACGCTAAAAGAAATTGAAGATTATCAGAAAAATCCGAAAGGCTACCAGGACAAGATGCGTAATTTATTGGCCGTTACAAATCCACAGGCGTCTAGAGAGCTTCGTGAATTAGCAGGCAAAGATACACCAACCATTACAAGCCCTGCATCAGTAAAAGAAACTGAATGGTTTATGAAGCAATCACCAGAAGTCCAAAAGAAACACATTGAACTTAAGCGCAAAACAAACCCTACAATGGCGCAGCAGTTAGAGCAAAAACAAGCAGAGTCGGACATAAAAGTTGGCGAAGAAGGTAAAAAGGTAGCATCAAAAGGAAAAGCTCAACGAACGCAAGGATATATTGATTCAGGAATAGAGGCGGCTGATTCCCTAGGTAACATAGCAAGAGTTAGTGAGCTACTTAATAGCGTTGAAACAGGCGGCTTTGATAATGCCGCATTAAGAGCTAAGCAAATGTTTGGTATTGAGTCTGGTGATGAGGCTGAATTATCCGCCGGACTTGGCAAGGCGATATTGTCACAGCTTAAGCCTATTTTTGGTGCGGCATTTACAGCGGCAGAAGGTGAGAGACTAGAAAGAATAGAAGCTAGTTTCGGTAAATCTACAGCAGGCAATAAACGATTAGTTGAAGAAGTTAAAAAGATAACTGAACGAGCCGCAAGGCGTGGCTTATCCGCTGCTAAATCTGCGGGTGATGACTTCACCGTTCAAGAAATAGAGAATATATTAGAAGGATTAAAAGGCGGAACCGCACCAACCACCAACAAATCCAAAGCAGCACCACAAACTGTTAGCTGGGGAGATTTGAAATAATGAATGTAACATTACCCAATGGCGTAGTAATGGAAGGCGTCCCAGATGGGACATCAAAAGACATGGTTATGCAGAAAGCTATCTTGAATGGATTGGCTCAAGAATCAGACTTTTCATCTGCTCAGCCCGCACAAGAACAAGCTGTTGCGCCTGATGTTGTCACTACAACTGAACCAGAAGAACAAGGTTTTCTATCTAAGGCTAGTGATTTTATAACAGGAGCAGATAGAAGCACCCCAGAGATGGAATCAATGGGTGAGATTGGCAATGCACCTGAATTAAATGAAATGTCTTGGTCATCGTTTAAAACGGCTTTAGGCTTACTTGCTACTGGAGATGAAACGAAAGCTAAAAGCGTAATACAATCAAATATTCCAGAAGCTAAATTCACAGAAGACTCGGCAGGTAACGTAATTGTTAATCTTCCATCTGGTCAGTATGCATTAAACAAACCTGGTGTTAGTGGTCAAGATATTATAAAAGGTGTATTTGATATGCTTGCATTTACTCCGGCAGGCAGAGGCGCAACCGTTGCTAATGTAGCAGGAAGAAGCGCAGCAACAGAAGCAGCTTTACAAGGTGCTACTCAACAAGTTGGTGGTGGTGACGTTGACATTAAAGACATCGCTTTCGCTGGTGCACTTGGTGGTGCTGGCAAAGGTTTGGAAAATGTTATTGGTACAGGATATCGAGCTTTGAAAGGCAATGTACCAGATGAAGCGGCTGGTATAATTAGAGAAGGTGCTGATGCCGGCATTCCAGTAATGACATCTGATGTTATTGAACCAACTACATTCGCGGGTAAAATGGCACGTTCAACGGGTGAGAAAATACCGCTAGTTGGTACGGGCGCAGCAAGAGCAGAGCAGCAAGCGGCAAGGCAAGAGGCTGTGTCTCAGTTTGTAGATAAGTATCAAGCACCATCGTACAAAGAGATAGTAGACAGCCTTAAGAATAAATCAAAAGGCGTTAAGAGTGCAGCTGGTAGCATACTCAATAAAACGGGTGTTAAGTTAGATGAGTTGGGAGATATTCCAACAGTTAAAACCAGTGAAGCTATCGACAGTGCAATTACGGAATTATCAAAGACCAATGTAAGGCTTGATGAATCAGCAGCTGCAGAACTAACCGAGCTTAAAAACTTAATGGATATGCCTCAAACATTTTCTAGCCTTAAAGAAAATAGAACAATTGCAAGAGATGTTCTTGATTCATTCGGAAAAGGCGATCGCTCTCAGTTACCAACAAGGTCTAAATCTTTAATCCAGAAAGCAGTTGTTGGAATGGGTAAGGATATGGACGAATTCGCTAAATCCAACTTAACGCCAAAAGAATACGGAAGCTGGAAAAAGGCTAATCAAATCTATGCGGGTGAAGCAATTAAGCTTAAGAAATCTAAGATTAAAAATATTTTAGATAAAGGTGATGTTACGCCTGAAAATGTTGAGTCTATGTTATTCAGCAAAAAGCCAAGTGAGGTTAAATCTCTTTATGATTCACTGACCACAAAGGGAAAAGATAATGCTAGGTCTGCATTAATATATAAAGCATTTGATAATTCATCAAAACGAGCTGGTGGAGTTACACCTAATTCTTTTGCATCTGAATTAAATAAGATAGCTAAAAACACAGGCGTTTTCTTTAAGGGGGAGCAGAAGAAGCAATTAGAAGGATTTAAGCGCCTAATTGAATCAACTAGACGAGCACAGGATGCAGCAGTTGAAACGCCAACAGGTCAACAAGTCTTAGGTGCTGGCGCTGGTTACGCTGCATTTACAGACTTAGGCGCAACATTAGGATTAGGAGGGACAGCAGGAGGATTAGCGCGCCTGTATGAATCTGCGCCTGTTCGTAACGCTTTACTAAGACTCGGTTCTGTTCCAAAAGGTTCAGACCGTTATCAGCAAGCTCTTTCCGAAGCTCAAGCCGTGATGACTGCCGCTGGTCAATCAATAAGACGCGAAGAAGAGGAGTAAATATTGCACCAATTAAAATGTAAGTTAGCATAATTAATCCTTATTATTGAAAGTATAAATTGTAACATAAAATCAAAATCAAAACTAAAAGGTATGCAAAATGACAACTAGAACTATTTTCCCTTTCGACTATATAGCCGATCCCGACAAAGGACGCCCACTATTTCAGGCAAAACTTTACTTTGGTGAGGCTGATAAGAACCCGAAGCAATTTCCACGACAAGCTTTTGCTATTCAAGAGGATGGTACGGAAATACCATTACCCTCATCAATAAATACGCCTGCAATATTTACGGGTAGTGGGGGCGTTCCTGAATATAATGGGTTGCCGGTTAGAATTGCAATTGATGGAAATTATTCTTTTTTAGTTGAAGATAGGTTAGGCGTACAAAAATACTTTGTAGAGGATGCATTGCAAGGTGATCCAGTTCTGCAATCAATAGCAAGGTCTCTTAATATACTTGATAGTGATATTATTTACGATACAGACCTATTAACCCCAATTCCTAGATATATTTACTCTGCTTCACAGCAAGTAACATATGAAGTTCCCGATGCTGCACTTGGTGAGATGATTATTAGTGTTGTTGGCGCGGTACTAACAACTAACATGGGCGTATATTATTTATTAAACCCATTACCTGTAAGCACTAGCACTACACTAGAAAAATTTGGCGGCATTGCTGATGCATATAATTCAGATGGAACATTAAACGGCAGTAGAACGGATAACACTCCCGCACTTCTAAGACTAATAGAAGAAGTGTCAACAATACAAAAATCCATAACCTATGGGGATATAAAATCAGCAGGTAAGATACTATTAAATCCTGGCGGTTATTATTTCTCTGAGCCTATATCGCTGAAAGTGCAATTGATTATAGAGGGTTCTACTTCTGGTTTATTTGGCGGCTGGGCTTCATCTCTTGTATTCGATGGCGACCAAGGGACTTTAGGTGGTTGTGCAGGTGTGACATTCCATAGAGCAGATACAGACTCGACAACTGATTCACAAGTAGCGTCTACTTTTGGCGGGGATGGCTCAATCCTTAGAAATCTCCGTATTGTTGCGATTAATAATGTTCCAGAAGTAACAGATGAGATTGACCAAAGAAACCAAGGAGTTTGGTACCGGGCAAGGGCCGTGCTAGATAACGTCATTATAGAGAATTTTGGTTCGCATGGATTCATGGTGCAAGCGGTTCAAGCATCCGGTGAAGGTGCTCATGGTAATGCTAATTTATGGGAAGCAAACACGGTATTTTCTGTTTCTTGTGGATATCACGGTGCGTATATTATTGGCGGCGATTCTAACGCTGGTTCATCGTATAAATTCAATGCAATTGCATGTAACGGTAATGGCATAAAAGATTCATCATTTCTAGGTAATACACATACAGCCTCACATATAAGCCTTTGCTATCGTGATGAGCATTACAGCACACACTTAGGAAACACTTGGTGGTGTCAAAATCCAGCATTAGCTAATGCAACAGAGCCCGGCACTGATGATGAAGTGTGGTTTGATAACGGTGCGTCACTTCCAAGTAAGCCTTGGTCTGGTTCGGATACATATGAGCTAGCAGGAGCTGTTACCACTACAAATGCAAATTCAAACTGTGTTTTTATTGGGTTATATACAGAGGTTGGCAATCAAGGTCCAGTATATTTATTACAAAGAGATGCATTGATTGGCGGTCTAGTATCTGTTGGTTTTTCACCACAAACAATACTTGCTGACAATCATATCGTATCAAGAGGACGCTCAGTAGCTCCGAAGTTTCGCAGTGAGGGCCTAGACGATGGCGAGCAGAGAATAGAATTTTTAAGCAGAAATGGAATACTGGCGCAATACAAAGGGCCAGATTCTTTAATATCAAACAACCCTAGGTTAGCTATAGGAAACACTGCAACAGGCGATACAACTTTAATTGGATTTGGTCATGCAGATTATCCAAGTGTTGGTCTGTGTTTAACTAATGCCCCTACCAGTGTCGATGGATTAGCTAAGGGGGATTGGTCATGTGAAAGTGGTGTTATGTTAGGAACGAGAGAGCTTTCATTGCGAAGAGGGGCTATATTAACCGGTCAATTCTACAAAAGAGGAAGTATAATATTCCAAACACCTAACGCACTGGCGCAGTCAAGCTATTTGCAGTGCATTACAGCAGGCTTAGGAAATTCAACAGCGGTTTTTGAATCGCACGTATTATAATTTAAAGGGGTATAAGATGGGAATCAAAGCAAGAGTAATGACTAAGTTTGGCGAGAAGCGCGATTGTTATGTGCGCATAAATAACGTCGATGATGTACAAAACAACAAAGATGGGACAACAGTGAAGCCACGGCTTAGAGCTTACTTAGATAGCTTTGAAAATGGTAAACCTTATGTATGGGATTCCGTTGAAGCTGATTTAAAACTAGAATTTATTGTTGATATTTCTAAACCGTTATGGGATCAGATTTACGAGGAATTAATAAAAGATGAAGCATTTAAAAGTGCGTTAGAAATTATTGATACAAACGCATAATTAATAAGCCACTCTTACGGGTGGCTTTCTTTTTATTGATAGCTAAAGAATGGTCACGGTAACATCTACGCGACCGCCTTTTACTTTCTCGCCCTTGGTAACTGTAAGCTTTTGCACTTGCTCATCATCAACCCAAAATTCCGCATGGCTCATCGCGTCAAACAAAGCCTTGTTAAAATTATCTACATCATACTTTCTAAGTGTTGGCGGGTTAAGCACTAAAGTAACGCTAACTTTTGAATCTATCAGCTCTCCTTGCAATCCAAGCTCCTTTAAGCACTCTATGGCTTCGATTCTATACTCGCGACCACGTTTGCTTAATATAAATCTATTCCTTACTGCGCGCCAACATGAACCAACAGAAGGAGGCCACGGCATTTCAAATTTGTAATCACTCATATTCCAACTCCATCAACGTTTGCGCTAATAATTCTTGCTCTGTTTTATGTGTAGCCTCAAATGCTTTTCGACCGCTATGAACTGCAACACCATGACCGCCGCCGCGATGATGCAAGTAACACAGGCCTATCACGCTATGATTATCTGACTTCTTACCCATCGTACCATTACCACAATGATGAGCCTCACAAGGCACGTCATACACGTCTAAGCCATCGTTTCGACATGCAATACAACCTAGCCTAATAACTCTGTTTATATGGTCTCTATCTGCTTTAATCATTGTTTATACTCCAATATCACACCCTGTTCATGCCAGAAATTAATCATATTATCTCGATAAATCGTATGCTCTTTGCTAGTGAATAAACTTGTTACCGGTATAAACTCCATCATGTTTAATTGTTGCTGCTCTGACCGGTTGTAAAACTTTAATTGCTCGAGTAGCCAATGAGCTTTTATTCCATTATCACCAGCTAACAATATCGGCAAACCTAAATCACGCTTCATTCGATGACCGGTTGTTTTAATATCTTCACCGGTATAATCAGCAATAATTTTATAGAAAACATGTTGCACAGCATTAGCCGGCAATGACCGCTTTTTAACATCATCAGTAACCGTTATCTTCAATGGCCAAACATTTACCTTAGCTATAAATGCTTGGGCCATGTTCATATTTTCGGCTACCGTTTCACGTTTCAAAATTTAAGCCTATCTAGTGCGCACTTGCTCATAATTACCGTTTTAAAATGCTTTTCTCGATTCTGCATTCTTACCGCATAACCTACCTGCTTTTTCCATCGATGTTTATTAGTTAAATTCCGCTTAGTTTGTATTTTACTGCTCATTGCATTACCCCATCATTTGACGATAAAAACTCTGATACTTATTGCGCTCATCGATAAATATAAAGCCCTTTTGTAGCTCGCCTACTTGCTCCTTGTAAGCCTTATTCACACCTTGCTCAAAGTTATCCCTAACAGGATGCCCAAATGCAAATCTATTGAATGCATAATATGACATATCAGTTTGTGTAACTGTCATCGCATCTCTTACATGGTCGGGTAAGTCTTGTTTAAACCGTTCGTTATTAGCTGACTGCCAGTTTTGCTCTCTAACTAGCGGCGCTTTCTTTTCGATTACAGGAGCTTCATGGTCGCTACTCATGAAGTCGTACATTGACCCGCTTTCTTCTGGTTTAATCATAATTCATCCTGGCTAAGCTTAATCTTGTTTAGCTCTTGAATTGTGTACCCACCGTATAAATTCCAATCCTTAGATATATAATTACCTACTGAATTGGGATCTGATTTTCCATCAAACGACCATCCCAATGGTGAGTTAAATTCGCCTACTTTAGTAATTAATAACTTTGGAATATTTGGCCTTGGTTCTTTATAAGTCATCACATCTTCCCCTTAATTGCATCTAATTGACGTTGACGTTCTTCGTCTAATTGCTTAACTGATTTGTTATATGATTTCAAACTACCCTGTTTAATTCCAATTACCTTTTCCACTATTTCAGTGGGAACATTGGGATTTTTCTCAGTGTAAGCGTTGAACTTAGCAAAAAACTCATTCTTAGCGTCCTCAGTGCGCCCCTGCTTAGCTTTCTGTGCTTCGGGCGATAGTTGCACTGTTTCGGTCAATGCGAACACCTCAAGCCCCTCTATGGGATTATTCTCTGCATATGATAAATACAGTTCAATAAATTGTTTATTCGTTTCAGCCGCTTTCATTTGCTTCAAACTAAAAGCATGTTTACTCACAACCATCTGGCCAATGTTATCAATCTGCTTTTGAGCTGAGTTAAATAAATCTAAAGCTCTTTGTGCTAGTGGAAGAAGCTCATTAGATTGGTCGCACATCTTGATAAACTTGCCAACACTAGGAAGCCAATCAGTGTCCGACTCTTCACAAGCTAGTAATCCAGCTCTAACGTTTAGTTTCTTACCAACTTTTAATTCATGGCGCATTATTGCTTTCGTCCATGCGTTTTTTAATCTTCCTAAATCTTCTTTCTCAGGACAAGATTGTCTCCATGCTGGAAAGTGTGGTAACAGGCTTTTGAATATTCTGTTGGTATATTCTTTTGCTTCTGGTGTAACTTCAACCTCAGCACTCTTTTTAAATCTAGGGTCTGTTTGTGCAGACTGTTGAATATTAGCTACTTGCTTTTGAATCTCGTTCATCAAAATGTCTCCTTATCGAATCGTTCCCAATCATCTGAATCATCGTTAACCACTTTGTTTGCTCGTTGTGGCTGATTCGCTTTGACGATTAATTTATCAAACTGT